TCTGTCGCGCTTGCAGGCCTCCAGATTGAAGGCATATGCAAATCCCTGCTGGGGGATAGTTTAAGGGTAGAACAGCGGACTCTGACTCCGTTAGTCTTGGTTCGAATCCAGGTCCCCCAGCCATTTCTATTTTTTCAATAAAATCAATAACTTAGAGATTGACCGGAACATCAAACCGGAACACTTTACCGGCTCATAAAACCGGCGCAAGCTGTGGATATCGTGCCTTGCCATACTTCTTGACAGATGAATTAGCGTGTGATGACTTGGCATTGGGGTAGTTTCGACTTGGGGAATATCTTGAAAAAGCTGCTTATGCTCGCCGCTGTATTGATGCTTACAGGTTGTAATACCGTTACATTGCTCTGGAAGCCAGGAGTTTCTTTAAGCCAAAAACAAGTTGATTATGACCAATGCACGATTATGGCAATGCGGGAAGTGCCGGTTAATCAAGTCACTCACTATAATCCGGGCTACTACAATGCCGGTACTACGCAGTGCAATCGTATTGGGAATAGTGTCTCGTGCTATCAAGTTGGGGCAGTGAATATCCCAGGAAGCGTAAATTCACAGGACGTTAATCAAGGATTGCGTGATCGTGTCCGTGATCGCTGCCTCGCAGCCAAGGGGTATCAAAGAAAAGTTGTTCCTGTTTGTATGAGTTCGAAGCAAGCGACTGAAGCTAACAATGCAAAGTCAATTAATGAGGTCAAATGCGGCACTTTGAGTATAAAATAGCTAGAAAAAGAAAATTATTTTCGAGATCTATTAAAGTTACCCATGCCGAATTTTTCTATACGGAGAGAAAAGGTGAATTGCATTGATGTAATTATAAAAATAAGCATACCCGTCGCATCGTTTATTCTCGCAATGTGCGTACCGCTAATAATATACACTGCCATTAATAGCCGCAAGAATGCGGACGGAACCTATAAAGGCATTGGTTGGCAATTCATTCGCTATGTCACGATTGCAATCTCGTTACCAATAGCTGCACTGCTCGCCATTAATAACGTGCTGACTGGGGAGGTTGCAACGTTGATTGCGGGCGCCATGGGGTATGCGTTCGGCAAATCAGGCGACAGTACATCATCCAATAACAAGCCATCTGATTAAAATAGGCCGCTGAAAAGCGGCCAAAATTAAAGGTTGTCGCGCCAAGGGGTTAATTATGCGCTCCCCTGCGTGTCGCGCAGATCATTGCCTATGTATTTCAGATTTTTATCCAAAAACCGCGCATGTTCCGGGCAAAGTGCGGTGTCGCGCTCCATCATCTTCGGATCAATTTCTAGGAAATTCAATTTTAATTCTCCGCGATACATAATCATATTGCTCCACCCATCGTCTTTATTATTCAAATTCGTGGTTCTTGTGCAGCCTTTCCACGCGCAGATAGTTTCCAACTTCAAATATTCATCCATCGTTATTGTTGAGCGATACATTTTCGCCATACGTCGGCGCTCATGACGATTTGCTTTGGTCGAATTATTCATGATATATTTCCTTTGCCCTATGGGCTTTGAATGTTGATTAGAAGTCTCATTCATTCATCAGCCGGACAGTTGGCGCTGTCCGGCTGGTCTTGCTTTAAAGGACTATTCGTCCTGCACCTTCCATTGTGGAAGGGTTATGCGAACCGACTTTTCAAGCTGGTCGCGCATCTTTTCCAGCCGCACTATGTCGGCCTTGGTGTCGAGGTCAGATTGTTCCAGTTCGGCAATCCGGCTCTCAATCTCCTGTTTCTTGTAGCTGCTAACAACGCCTGCCAGTTCTGCGAGCGCATCAATGCCAGCGCTGATTAAAACCTCTGCACGGCCAAGCGAACCGCTACCCGGCGCATATGGCGCATGATCTTTCTCGATTTCGCCCGTTGCGGTCCTACCGTCGCTATCGTCCTCAAACTCTGGCGGCATTATCCCGGCAAGGTCAAAAGACATATCGATTGCATCCTTAAACCCGCTATCCGCGAGATATTCAAAGAATGGCTGTTTGTAGATCAAACGGGCAATCTCTCGCTCTCGCTTCTCCGCTTCCTGTTTTTTCCGCTCGCGGTATCTGTGTTGTTTCTCTGCCGGTGTTAAAGCCATGTTAAAGCCCGTGGTAACATCTGTTGTTACCTTGGTAACTCCTGCTGTTACCGTTTGTCAAGCAACAATTTAACCCGCCGTCTGGATCGCCACGTATTGTTTGCAGCCCAGTACGTCCGCAAGCTGCGCGTCGGACGCCTCCCGCTCTGCAACTGTCTCAAATGCAAGCACGTCGCCACATGCTGCGCTTGCTGGCGCTATGTTTAATTTTTCCATCATCATCAGTTGAAATTCAGCCATCGGCGCTATGCCGGGATTGTCGATAAGAATTTCTTTGGTTGCGGCGAGAAAGTCGGAATATTGCCGGTCATCGATATAAACTGTCACTTGGTTAGCCCTGTTTTTGTATTTCGATGGGCTAGACATAATATGTAAAATTCTGGCGTCAATGCCAGAATATGAAGAAAAATCAGTAAGTTACCGTCTTGTAAGTAAACGTTTATGTATATTGTATTGAGAAAACGACAGAAACACGGAACATTCCCGGCGCTTATATAAGCATCTATTTACATGAAAATAATTTTTTACTTACACGGCCACGCTTCTGCCATTGCCACCCACACCAAACCCGGTGCGTCGTCATCTCGTACTTGAGGATTTTTCTCTAAGTACTGGCAAACAACGTCTTTTACCTGCCCGACTGTTAATCTTTTACCGGGACATACATTGAGATTCTTTGCTGAGCCCGGAAATGTACGCAACGTAAACATAACAGTATCGAACGCTCCAATTGAGTAGCCGGTTGCTCCGCCTTGCTCAAATGGGTTGGCTGACTGACATAGCTTGTGAATCCTATTCCCCGTGTAAAAATTTTGTGCATTTGCCGCGCTAGTGGTTAGAAGCAATGCAAGAATTACGCCTCTTAACATTTAATACCCCATCCACCCAAAGTTAATTGTGTTCAGGAGCGCCTGTGGCGCTCCTGGGCGGCCTTCGGCCTTGCCATCCCTTCGCGCCTTCGGCGCTCGTGATGTGGTTTTCGTTTATTTCTTTTCCGAGGATGTTAAACCAAATTCAATCAAATTTCTATTCAAATACCCTGCGGTAATAAGACTTACCCCCCCTTTGATAGAGAGAATATATAAAACATATACAAAAAACACCGCGAGGCATTTTCTCTCTATCAAAGGGGGGATTATTTCTGCGTCTAAAAAGTGGTGAAGAGCTATTTTAAGAGTCGTTCCTCTAGCTAGGTGGTTTCCCGATTTACCTAGCGTTGCTCCGATCCCTGTCCATTCGGACAAAACGGTTATGATCTATGGATCAAGCGATACGTTCGACTTTCCTTCAATCGACACGTACCCGGACGTTGTGGTTACTGGCGTTCCAGTTTTTCACAGTGCGTCCATCTTTTTTATGACGTCCATTTCATCCGGTTATCCGGTGCGGCGACAACCTTGCTAAAGCGTCCGATGCTCTCCACCGGGGAGCGTTTAGCCCGATCTTCCGTTCGTCTCTGGCTGACTGATAGCGCCGGTCTTATTCCCGGTATCACCCTTAGCATCTAAGGCCAGTATAACTTTTGGAGCTAACGAAACTCCATAAAGCACTGGTGCTAGGTGACTTGACAAATATGTCTTATGTATATACATATAAACCAAGCTGTTGCACCAGCTTAAAAATTAATTGCCCCGTCATAATGCTGGCGGGGTAATTTTTTGAGTCTAGGATATTTAGAATTTAAAATCCAGACATAATGTTATGATTCCATTAACTTTTAGCTTTCTCAAGCGAACCTTCTGCCAATCATGTTGCCGGGACGCTGTTGACGGCTTATTTCCTGCGCTACCATCCCGGAAAGGGATTTCTCAACCTGTTTGCTGATTTGCTTCGCTAGGTCGGAATTCTGTTCATGGGTGCCGCCGTTTGCGTTGACGTTGATTGTCGGTGCAATGGAAACCGTCTGCGAAGGCTCGCGGGCTGCTAATGGTGCTGCACCGCTCGCGAGCTTCGGCGCGCCTACCAAACCGCCATTCGCGTAACCACGCTTTGCGGACTCATGCAGGCGTTCCAGATTGCCGACGCCGATCCTTTTAGTTGCTGCTGCGGACATGACATACTCGCCACGGTGCACCACGCCAGCCGGTTCGTATTTTCCGCCACGTCCGGTAAAGCCACCATCCGCGAAACCGAAAATCGATCCGAGCAAGCCAGAAGCCGCACCTTGACCGCCAAAACCGAATAGTGCGGCGAGCGGCCCCTTACCGAGCAAAAGCCCCTGCAAAGCCGCATCCGCAAGATTGTTCGCCAGATTGCGCACCGCATCGGAAAGCGTGACCGTGCCAGTGATCAAGCCGGAAAGTGACGATGTGAAGCTCTCCGCGAAGAATTCCTTCGTCTGTTTTGCGGCCTCTTGAGCTTCGATAAGTCGAGCGGTGCCGGTTTCAAGCTGTTGTGTTGCCGTGACCTGATCGCGGATTTTCTGAATCTCCGTATCGGACAGGTTCACGCCTTGGCGCTTCATTTCCTGAATACGGCGGAAAACCTCAAATTCAGTCTCACGCTGTTGAACCGACATGCCAACGCTGCGGCGCTCAAGCTCTGCATAATTCTGGCTTTCCTGCAAAGACTCGTTCAGGCGCTTGCGGGCCTCTGCCTGTCGTTCTGTCGCTTCTGCGGCCTTTTGCTGGCTGTCAGAAGGCTGAACCTTGAGCGGCGATAGATCGGACTGGCCGTAAAGGCTGCGGATTGTGTCAGGATCGACCTTGCGCAAGCCTTCCCACTCGTTCCGCAAGCCTTCCACGTCATTGCCACGCGAACGCGCCAGATAGCGCGCTATGGCGTCCTGTGTGGTCTCGTCAAACATGGTATCGCCAGCAAGGCCGAGCGCTTTCATAGAACCTTTCAGCGTCCGGCGCGTGATCTGGTATGCGCCGAGCGCGGACGATCCGGCAGGGTTGCCGTTCTTGTCGCGATAGAGGTTTCGGTTTTCTGGCGTAAGCATCCGGCCTTGTAACGCTATGATTTGGTCAAGCGTCATGCCGGTGAGGTTCTGCGGGCCATTCGTCCATCTGCCATGATCGAGCGTGGCATTATAGTTGCCGCCGCTTTCCACGCGCTTCACAAGGCTTAAAAAGTCCTTCTGGTCGCCATACTTGGCAACTGTGCGGGCGCGTTCCGCGATACGGTTTGCCGTCTCGATATCAGCCGGGGTTTTGGCGTTTTTGACCATCTGCTGAAATTTCTGGTCAATGGTGTCAAGCTTCGCAAGCTCGTCCAGTTCGGCTTTCAATTCCGGGACCATGTTTTTCAGGTCGGTCAAAGCCTGCTTGAAATTGGCCGCTGAGGCTGCGGTATTGTTGAAGTTAGACGACGCACCCAAGGTGATACTTGACAGTTCCTTAAGCGCTGCCGCAAATTCCTTGCTGTGCGGCGTCAGGCTGGCAATCTGGCTATCGACTGCTGCAAGATCGGCCTCAAGCCGTTCAAGTGCAAGCCCGTCTAAAGCTTCATCAAAATCCGGCTTGCGGCGAAGATCGGCTATGCGTTCCAGAAGATCGGCGCGGCGCTCAAGGTAGGTATTCAACCGGCCTTCATCGGACAGGGCGTAATTCCGGCTGGTCGCAACGATATTGTCGCCTTTCAAACGTCTGAGAGTGCTGATTACCTTTTCAACCGCGCCAACGCTCTCAAGCGCGGCCTGTTTGGCGTAAACTTGCACGTTGCGCCAAAGTGTTTCCCATTCCCTATCGATCTCTTTTGCAGCCTTCAGCTGGTCGTCGGTGAAGGTCGCGGCCTCGCTGCGAAGCTTCTGAAGCTGTTCAACGGAAAGTCCGAGCATTTTGCTCATTTCTTCCGCGCCGGTGCCACCCCATATCTCGTCAACGATACGGGTTTGCGCCGCCTGATCCAGCTTCTGAACCTTGCCTATGATCTCATCAAGGAAGGCGGAAGGGTCGCGTAAGCGTTCCGCGACATCGGCAGCGGTATAGCCGAGACGTTCAAAGGCTTCCTGTGCGCTTCCCTTGCCAGTCGTGGCAAACTCATCACCGCGAATATTCAATTCCTTGAGCGCGTCCGTAACACCGTCAATGCTCGCACCTGTCGCCTTAGCAACGTAGGTCCATTGCTGCCAAACCTTGGTTGAAACGCGAGCTTTATCAGCTTCGCGGCTGACTTCCGCGACAGTGCTAGCGATCTGTTTGAAACCAGTGGCAACGGCAGCAACCGCACCGCCAGCCATAAGGGGCGCAAAGGCGGCGCTAAGCTTGCTCTGGATTCCCGCCGCCATGCCGGACATAGATTTTTCCATGTTTGCGGCGGCGCGCTTCGTCCGATCTTCCATCTGTTTCATGTTGCCGGAAGTCTTGGCGCGAGCGCGTTCAAGGTCGCGCTCATACTTATTCATACGGGCTTCAAGGGTGACTAAAAGGCGTTGTTCGTTATCCATCTAATTAATTCCAGTCGTTATCAAAATCGATTGTATCAAGGTAGGAGGTCCGGCTCTGCGCTACGGAAGCCCGCAAAACTGCCATCGCCGCCGCTACAGCGCCGTCAATCTTGTCGCGTGACTTTGATTTATCAAATTTCCGGTTCCCGGCAGGATCGCGCACAACGGCCACGTTGTCGAAATTCCAACGTAAGATAGGATGCCCCGAATGATGAAAGCGGCGTTCGAGAATTGCGCGCTCTAGCTCGTCGCAAGCTGGTGCAAATGAAATAAAGCCCTGCCGGAAGTTCACAACCGGCAAGCCTTCACTCTGCAAGTTTTGCTGTGTTTTCTGGGCGCGCCAAGGATCAAACGCGATCTCCTGCACATTGAAATCGCGGCACATCTGGCGAATCTGCGCTTCAATGAAAGTGTAATCCACGGCATTTCCCGGTGTTGCGGTAATATGGCCGTCCTTCACCCATTGGCGGTAATTAACGCCTTCCAGCTTCGACTTGAGGTCTATGGCTTCCTCTGGGCAGAAAAACCATGGCTTGACCGCATATCCCCCGTCATCGGTTGCCCATGCCGCCACAATGGCTGTTAGGTCCGAGACTTCCGATAGGTCCACTCCAACGAAACAGGGCTTCGATTTTAGGTCATCGAAATTGATCGGCAATGATCCACATCGATCATACGCGGCCATCGTAACGAACGGTGCGGCGCTCTGATTCATCCAAACGCCCAAATAAAGCTGCTGGAGAATTTCACGTTCCAGAACCGAATATTCGGCCTTAATCCTGCGCTCACGCAAGGCGCGCAATGATGGATAGCCATCGACCAAACCGGGCAACAGCTTGTGCCACACGGCTTCGTCGCGCCAATCCGCTTCCGGCGATGCCTCAAAAATGATCGGCAACGTGTGCGGGTCTTTGATCTCGCCAAGCTGAATTCGTTTTGCGGCTGCGACTTCTTGATACGCAAGCGTTTCCTGTCCACGGCCTGCGGTCGTCAAAACAATCATCAAGCCGTTGTCGGTTTTATCCAGTGCGGAGGAAAGGACGCGCCACAACTCGCGGTGCTTCTCAGTCGTCCATGCGTGAAGCTCGTCCGCGATGACAACGTTCGGCGTCGAACCATGCTGGCCTAGTCCTTCCGATGAAATGGCTTCGTATCTGGTTCGCGCCTTCTTATTAAATATCTGAGACTTATAGTCTTTCAGGGCTGCAACTTTGTCGTAACGCCTGTCTTGGCTAACGATAAGCGCCATTTCTTCAAACAATTCTCGCGCCTGCTTGCGCGCATATGCGGCGCTTTGCACCAAACCGCCCGGAATTTTTTCCGGTCCAAACGTGCACAGAAGTGCAATGGCGGCGGCGAGCGCCGTTTTGCGCGATCCACGGCCAAGCTGAAGCACAGCTTTCTTGATTTTGCGGGTTCCGTCCGGGTTGCGGGGGCCAAAAATAGCCCGAATAATCCGTTCCTGCCATTCTCCGAGTTGGAACGGGCTGCCCGGCGCGGGGTTTTTCGGATGCTTGTTTTTGCGAAGCCATTGAACAGCGCGTTCGCCATAGCCGAAAGGGTCTTCAATAGGTGAATTATCGAATAGAAACTCTGGTCTGATAATAAGCTTGCTCATAGAAAACCTTCTTCCTCGTCTGCTGCGCCGGAAGAAATGCGCGTTCGGCTCATAGGTGACAGGCCAAATTCAGCCGCCAAAAGGCGCGCCGTCTGCATGGCGCGGTTCTGTGCGCTAAATAGCTTAGGATCGAAACCAGTAGCCAAAAGAGCCTCAAGTTCACGAATGCGGCCTGTCGCGATGCAATAATCTTCAACGCCGTGAAGATCGGCGCGCGTGATAATGCGATCTTCGATCAGGCGCGGCATGACCCGTTTCCACTCTGTTTGTGCCTCTTTGGTCATCCATTTTGGTGCCGGTGGCGCTTTCGTGAGCGGGTCGCGATCTTGCGCAAGCGGCGGTTTCACTCCGCAAAATTGCTTCATGACACTGCCACCCCGCGAAGCTCAAGGCCGCGCCGTCTGCCGATTTCCTTGATTTCTTTCAGGTTATAGGCCGCACCATCGTACGAAACGCGGTCGGCGGTCGTTATGCCAGGGTAATATCTGACACGGAAAATAATGGTGCCGTTCTCTGCCTCACCATAGCCGGTCAGGAATTCGGTTGCCGACTGCTGCACGATTTCGGCGCGCATCGTCGCAATAGCCTGCCATTCCTTCCGAACAGAGCCGGAAGGGGTCACGGTTTCGGTCTCGCGTTCAATGGTGATTGAGCGATCAAGCTTGCCTGCGCGCATGTCACACCTTCCAACGAACGATTGCGGAAAGGCTGACAACGCCGTGGCAAAGGGTCTTTTCTGGATCGGGATCGCGCATCCAGCGAACGGAAGGCTTTTCCCATTCATCGATAGCGAAGCCGTCCGGCTGCGGCGCATCACGCAAGGCATTGCAAACGGCAAAGCCGATCTGCCAAGCCGTGTCTATGCCGTCATCAACTGCCCAAACGTGCAAGTCCAGAAGGCAACGGGCCAAGTACTGACTGCCAGCGGCATAGCCGAGATTTTGCGTTGCAACGCCGGACAGGATCACGCTTGGCAACTTATCCGGTCGTGTGGAACCGCTGCGGATGCTCTTTGCTGGAACAATGCCGGTCAAGTCTGGCGAATTAACAAGCGCGGCGCGGACGGCTGTTTGCAGTGCGAGGGTAGGTTCAAGCATCTTCGCCCCCTGCCGGTTTGCCGCTCCAAGCCTCTT